AAAGGGACTCTTAATTTTATATTAAGTTATTACCCTTTATGCAAGAAATGACTTACCACGGAGTCCTTTACAGGACCTCCAACATCGGTTCTTACAGAACCACACATCCCCACTCGCTGACCCTACTGGGACCTCACAAGTTCTCAAACGTCCGCAGAGAATCTGGAATAACATATGTCGATCCATTTATGCAGGAAGCCTTCGAAGCTTACCCGTTCGGATTTGACTTTTCCAAATTAGAAGGATGGTCTCGCAGCCATTACACCGTAGAAGGACACATGCTATCAATCAAGCAAGTGCAGTCTTACATCAGGTTTCACAAACCTAAAGACGCCTCTATGCTGGCAACAGACACATATTCACAAGAATATTTCAAAGATCTAGGGAAAATCCAATCCCTCGATTTTAACACACAGTTGAAACAAGTTCCTTACGAACAATCATCATCTGCTGGGATAGGAATCCCCGGCCGAAAAGGTGATGACGGAAATCACATCAGAGCCATCCGTCAAGCAAACGCAACTATAAACAATTGTTTGCGTCATGGAATACAGATTGTCATCGAACAGTCTACCCCAGACATGGCATACACACGTACCCAGCTAACTGAATTATCTTCAGGTCTCAAGGTTCGGAACGTATTTGGTGAAGCCTTTCAGTACATCCTCATTGAAGGTTGTACAGCATCACCGCTCATGGACTACTTCGCAACCCACGATACTTTCTTCTTCATAGGAAAGGATCCAAGAATTGCAGTTCCCGAAACATTAGAAGAGTTCAAGAGATTAGCACCTAAGCTTATTAGTATAGATTGGAGCGCATTTGACACTTCAGTCGAACAATGGGAAATCATCGACGCATTTGACCTTTTAGAGTCAATGCTTACATTCCCAAACGTAGAATCCCGCGCAGCATTTGAGTTTTCAAAGATCTTCTTCATCAACAGAAAGATCGCAGCTCCTGACGGCTACGTTTACGCCAAACAGCACGCTGTCCCATCAGGCAGTTTCTTTACAATGATCATTGATGCCATCATAAACTGGAGAAGAATTTTGTATTTACATCACAAACAATACAAGAAATTTCCAACCGACATCAAAGTCCAAGGAGACGATAGTCTACTCGGTACCGATCTCAAAGTAACACCCGAAGGATTAGCACTAGGCATACCACCAGAAAGTAAATGGAAATTCAATCCTTACAAATCACCACAAGGTGAATCAGGATCATCAGTTCCCTTTCTACAAAGAACACTCCGTTGGGGTGACCAAGGTAGAGACGTGGATAGAGTCGAAAGACTTGCCATTTATACAGAGTATGCAGTTGAAGACCCTCAAGTCTCCTCATTCAGAGCCAGAGCTCTATGGGAAGATTGTAATTATGAGAGTAATGTACTCAGCTTCGCTACAGAGTACCTTGAAAAGAAGTACGGAATTCCGAAAGAAGTTCCTGAAAGATTCAAGAAATTCAACCGTTTCATTTACGAATCAAAGGCAAGAGCCTCCGAGAAGTAAATGTTTGAAACATAAATTTCACAATAGATAAGACATAAAATAAATAATACTCACC